AACAACAATTCTGGTTGGCCTACCAAATGCAAAGAAGAATCAGTGACAAGCCAGTTGGCAAGTTTGAAGATTGGCGATCACAAGTTGTTCACATCAATTCAAAGGACTTTGCAACAACAAATTTTACACAGCCGGAAGCATAGAACGCACTTTGATAGAACTGGCAATCATTTCGCGCCAGCCATTGTCAGAGTTCAAAACGCTTTCGGCAGAGCAGGTCTCAACAATTGCAGATGTGGTGAATAAGTTTCATGGCAACTAGACCATTTGAAATCAAAATCAAAGACGCTGACATCAACGCCATTCGCAAGACTTTTAAAAACATGGATGAAATTGCTCAGAATGACATGAATCGTGCAGCTCAACAAATTGCAATTGAAGCAGCCTCAGCCGTTGGCTCAGCTCTACAATCAACACCACAAGGCCAAGCAATTGCCAGATCAATTAAAGTGTCACCAAAATCAAAAACACCATTCTTCACAGTTGGTGGAAGTTCAGTAAAACTTAGAAATGGAACACCAGTTGGCGAAATTGCTTTGGGTGTTGAATTTGGTGCTTACCAGGACAGGCCACGCAAAAGAAAAGGCAAGTCAACAAATTATGTTGGCTACCGACAATTTCAACCACGATCACCACGCGAAGGCAGAGGCAACGCAGGATATTTTATCTTTCCAACACTTAAAGCATTACAACCAGAGATTACAAGAAAATGGGTTGAACAAGTTGATAGAATAAGACGCGAATGGCGCGAAAGGATTTAACATGGCAGATATTAGAACACTGAAACTGCAACTACTTGCAGACACAGCGCAATTCTCAACTGGTTTAAACAAAGCATCAACAGACACACAATCTTTCACTTCTAAAGTTGATAAGATTGTTGCAACAGCAGCCAAAGCATTCTTAGGCCTTGCAACAGCTGTTGGAACAGCAGCATTTGCAATTGGTGTTTCAGCTGTTAAAGCAGCCATTGAAGATGAAAAAGCCCAGGTTAGCCTGGCTCAAACATTACGCAATACAACTAAAGCAACAGATCAACAAATTGCTGCAACCGAAGATTACATTGATGCCACAGCTAGAGCCACAGGCATTGCAGATGATCAGTTAAGACCATCCCTTGACAGATTAGTCAGATCAACTCAAGATGTCACCAAAGCACAAAAACTTCAGCAATTAGCATTAGACATTGCAGCCGGTACAGGCAAAGACTTAGCTGCAGTCACAGAAGCCCTAGGCAAAGCCTATGACGGCAACCTGGGTGCATTAAAGCGTATCGGTGTACCACTTGATGAAAACATTGTCAAGACTAAAGACTTTGATGCAGCAGTTAAAGCATTATCTGAAACATTTGCTGGTCAGGCTGCAGCAGCAGCTGAGACATTTGCTGGAAGAATGCAAAGAGTTCAGATTGCAGTGGATGAAGCCAAAGAACAAATCGGATTTGCTTTACTACCTTTCATGGAAAAACTTGCAAAGTTTGTCACAGATAATCTTGTGCCAGCACTTGAGGGCTTGGTTAATGGATTGACTAGAACTGGCAAACAAGGATTAACAAAAGCATTTTATGATGCTGGAACTGGTGCAGTGACATTTGGTTATGATCTTGAATCAACTGAGGGTCAAGCCTATTTACTTGGTGAACAAATTAGACAACTTGGTGATGCAATAGGAAAATTATTAGCCATTGATCCAAGCACTGGTGACAGTTTATTGATTAAGTTAATTGATTCATTAACAAAGATTATTGAAAAGACAGAAGCAGCAGTGCGAGCATTTGAAAGATTTAAAGAATCATTTGTGGGTGGTGCTTTACTTGATATTTCAACAGCACCAATCAGAACAGTAGGCGCAGCATTAAGTGGCAACCCTGGTCAAGTGATAAACATCAACAACACATTTGGTGCAACCAATTCCAAAGCACAAGCACAAACAGTGGTCAAATCAATCAACAATGCTGCAAAGGCTGGAACTGTCAACAAGTTTGTCAAACCAATGATTCCTGGCAGGTAACAAGTGCCTTGGTCACCAAACGCCACAGTTAAAATCAACGGCACAGCTGTAACGAATTACACGCTTGAGGGCGTACAAATCAGCATGGGTCGTGATGATGTACAACAACAATCATCAGCAGGATTTGCCACAATTGATTTCTTAAACTTGCCTTACACTGATGTTGAAATCTTTGATGAGATAACAATTACCCTTGACAACTTTGCAGGAACAGACACAAACATCTTTACTGGCACAGTCACAGATGTTTCAGTTTCAGTGCTTGATGCTGGAACAACAAACACATTTATTACACAGATTAGTGCATCAGGTGGGTTGTCAAAACTTGCAGCTAAAGAAGCAAACCTGGTTGGATACCCAGAACAAAAAGATGGTGATCGTATTGTCTCAGTTATCACTGACACTTTTGGACTTAAATGGAATGAATTACCTGCAACACAAGTGTGGACTGATTACACCACAGAAACTTGGAATGATCTTTTAGGTGTTGACATCTCAGACATTGATACTCCTGGAACTTATGATTTGTTTGACTCAACTGGTGATCCTGGTGCAATCAATGCTTTGAATTATGTTCAAACAGTTGCTGATTCAGGCAGTGGTTACATATTTGAAACAACATCCGGGGGCATTGGATATCAAGACCAGGATCATAGAGCTGATTATGTAAGTGCCAATGGGTTCATTAACATTTCAAAAAACTTTATTCTTGCAGATGGTATCAATGTCACAACATCACGCAACGACATAATTAATGATGCAATTATCACCTATGGTGACCCGACAGCCTCATTTCAAACTGAGGAACTAGATTCAATCAGTTTGTACGGCAGAATCACAGCATCAATTGACACATATTTAAAGACTGCAACAGATGCTGAAACTTTAGCTGATCGCATTGTCCTTTTGAATGCTTACCCTCAACCAGTTATCCAAGGCATTAGAATCCAAATTGATGCACCAACTATGACACAACCATTGCTTGATGCACTTGTTGGCGTATTCTTTGGCATGCCAGTATCAGTGACAGACTTTCCAGCACTGCTTTACCCAAATCAATTCTTTGGTTATGTGGAAGGATGGCAATGGGAAATCGATAGATTTACTGCTAGACTAACATTAAATGTTTCAGACTTCACATTCTCAGCAGTGCCGGTGGCGTGGCAAGATGTATTTGCTGGTGAAAGTTGGAGTACAATAGATCCAGCGTTACAATGGCAAGACGCGTTATTAGGAGTTAATTAATGGCAACAACAACCCCGAATTATGGGTGGACTGTACCGACCTCAACTGATTTGGTCAAAGATGGCGCAACAGCAATTGAGACTTTAGGTGATGCAATTGACGCATCTATGAACACAGCTCTTGGCACAAAAAAAGCCGGATTGGTATTACTGAATACAACTAGTTTTAGTGCAGTAGCCAGCCAATCTATAAATGATGTATTTAGTGCAACATATCAAAATTATTTAATTTTGGGTAATTTATCAGGTTCAACAGGAAATCCTGGAGATTTCAGATTGAGAGTTAGTGGTGCAGATAACAGTACAAATAATTATATTCGGCAAACTATAAATGCTGACTCTACAACTTTGGCTGCTGCAACACAAACTTCAACCCTTTGGACACAATTTTTTGTATATAGCACAGCAGACACAAGTATTTTTGAAGCAATAATAACTAATCCTTTTGCAACAGCAAAAACTGGTTATTTTGCTAGGAGTACTCAAGAAGGAAGTTCTTTGAAAATACAAGGTGGTTACCACAATGTTTCTTCTTCTTTTACAGGTTTCACTTTATTAGCACAATCAGGAAATACAATTACTGGAACTGTGAGGGTTTATGGCTACAACAACTAAAATTATGGTTGGTATTGACGACCAAGTTATTGAACTTAAAGGTGCTGACAAAGAAGCGTTTATCGCTGATAGAGAAGCAACATTAGAAGCACAACGCCTACTTGAAGCCAAGGAAGCCGAAAGGAAAGAAGCACGCGAATCTGCTATCAAAAAACTTGCTGAGATCGCTGGCTTAACCAAAGAAGAATTGGCAAGTATCTTATGACAAACTTCAAAGCCATTGCATCATCCTGGGCAAGATCATTTGTTGCCGGATTGATTGCATGTTATCTTGCAGGAGTAACTGATCCAAAGATGTTAGTGTCAGCAGGAATTGCAGCTGTCGCACCAGTGATTCTTCGCTGGTTGAATCCTAACGATTACGCATTTGGAAAAGTTGATGTCAAAGAAAACCAAGAGCACTAAACCCTGGTCAGGCAAGGATGCTGAGCAGTGGATGGCAGTTGCTCACATGTCTGGCAAGCGTGGTGTGAAAGGCCTTTGCCTTAAGACTTGCCGTCAAGCGTGGCAAATACAAGCTAAGTACCCAAGTGCAATTGTTGCTTGGAATAACACACCTAAAAAGCATAAATTTACTGATCCAATGAAAGCACCAATAGGGGCAACACACTTTTGGAAAGGTGGCAAATTTGGCCATGTGGCTATTCAATCTTCTAAACCTGGGTATGTGTGGTCTACTGATTTACCTGTCAAGGACACAGTAGGAAGAATCTATTACACAGAAGTGACAAAAGCGTGGGGTTCAAAGTATCTTGGATGGACAACGCAATTGAATGGGGTTGATCTGTATGTCTGAAGATAACAAAATTGAAATTCCAGATGTGTTTGGTGATGCACTTATTGAAGTGATGAATGCAGCTCATGCCAAAGGTGAATTGGTTACTGGCTTTGTTTGTTTGTTGGAAACTTACAATGGCAAACGCAAGAAGATGATTACAGTTACTTCACCAGAAATGCCCGAATACCAGGCTTACGGAATGATTAACTTTGCATCAATAAACTTTGAGTACGCAGACTCACCGGATGATGACGACTTTGAGGAAGATGACTATGACCCGGACTGGTACAAACGCCAATGACAATAAACGAAATAGTTGGTGTTGTGAGTGTATCTGCAACTATACTTGTTTTGATGATTCGCCTAATAGCGATCCAAACCAAAATTAAACAAACATTGTTCCCTAATGGTGGATCATCACTAGCTGACAAAATAAATGATATGAAGATTGATTTGTCAAAACTACAAACAAAAACTGATATGATATGGAGTGATGTAATAGACCTTAAGAAAAAAAGGTGATTGTATTAAACGCATTGTTATTATTTCAGATTTACAAATTCCATTCCATCACAAAAGGAATGTTGAAAAGTTACAAGATTTTATATTTGAATCCAAAGTTGATGGCCTTGCTTGCGTAGGTGATGAAATAGATGTCCCACAATTAGGTGCATTCAATAAAGGCACAAGGGCAGAATTTGAGCGAACACTTCAAAGAGATTTCAACACAGCTCACAATGTGCTTGCAGATTTCAGGGAAGCTCTTGGATCAAAGAAAAAGCCATTTATCTTGCAACGATCTAATCACAGTCAGCGCATTGAGAAATACATTTACAAGAATGCACCAGCATTTGAATCAGTTACAGCTCTTAGGATTGAAAATCTTTTAGGATTGAACAAGTTAGGAATAACTTACCAACGCTCAATGGATTACATTGCACCAGGAGTTTTAATGGGTCATGGAGATGAGGGCAGACTGTATTCACAGGGTGGCCTTACAGCCCTTAATTTGGGCATTAGAACGGGTCAGAATGTGGTTTGTGGGCATACCCATAGGCAAGGCATCTCAAAGGCTTCTAGGGGCTTTGGTGGGCGTTTAAACACTATATGGGGAATGGAAGTGGGTCATCTCATGGACTTACGATCATCTGGTGCAAATTACATTAGAGAAAAAGCTGCTAACTGGCAATCAGGATTTGGGATTTTGTATATACAAGACAATCATGTTGTGCCTCAGCTTGTACCTATTAACGAAAAAGGCAAGTTCATTGTTGATGGTAAGGAATGGGGCTAGACACACCGAGATTTGACAACTCAGCCAAGTCGGACATACACTTTAAACATGTCAAAACTTCTGCGAACAAGTGAGGTTGCTGATCTTCTCCTGGTCAGCAATCGCACCATTCAAAGATGGGCTGACAAAAACATCATCAAAGCAAAAGTGCTACCAAGTGGACACAGACGATTTGATGAAAAAGAAATTAACAAATTGACAAGGGGTCAATAATGGAAGAATACGCAACAGAACATCCAGCTGCAAAATGCAGATCATGTGGATCAGAAAGTGATGATTGTTACCGACCAAGTGGTCATCGTGTATTTGGTGGCGATTGGCACATGGTAAGAGAAGATGACACAGCAATTTTAAATATGCACCGATGTGGTCGCTGTGCTGAATGGGTTAAAACCAAAAAGTTGGTGCTCACATAATGGGATTCTTTAACATAGAAGATTA